GGTTTCAAGGCCTGATCGACGGGCACGCCGCGCGACTCGGCGGCCGCAGTGAAGTCTTCCCCGGTCTCTGCGAGTGTTGCCGTCTCGCCAGTCAGGTTCATGATCCGGCGCAGGATCACGTCGCAGTAGGCGGGGCTGATTTCACAGCCATAGCCAACGCGTTCCAACATCGCCGCCGCGGCCATCGTGGTTCCCGACCCCATGAACGGATCGAACACCAAGTCGCTGGCGTCGCTGAACGCCAGCAGGAAGAACTCGACGAGCGGGCGTGGGAACGGAGCGGAGTGCGATCCCTGACCCGACTCCGTGCGGACCTCGATCACGTTGGATGGCCGCGCGACGCCCGCGTGGCGCCCTTCGGAATCGTCGGACAGGCTGCTCCGGCTCCGTTGCCAGGCGCTCTGGTTCTTTCCGCCATCGGCTGCTGCGCCGCGCGGCCCCGTGCCCAGCAGTCCGCTGCCGGAAGTCGATTTCGGGTTGTTCGGGTTGTAGTCGAAGCAATCCTCCGACTCGTGCCCGACTGCCTTGGGGCGGAATTTGATCTGCTGTTGACGGCAGAAATGGTAAATAGGCTCGAACGCGTTTTTGAAACGATTTCCCCAACCGCCCGGCACACCATTGTCGGTTTTGCGCCAGCAGAATTCGTCGACAAAGCGCCAGCCCCACTGCCGCCGGTGCGCCAGCACCAGATCCATCACGTACAAATTCCGCTCGCCCTCATCGGCATGCGCCTTGATGTTCAGGAAGTAGGAACCGTCCTGCGCCAGCACCGCTTCGACCCCGCTGGCCACTGCGCGGAACCACTCCACATACTCCTCTGGCGGCACGGGCTTGAAGCCGCTGGATGGGTCATACTCACGCTGCGTAGCGTACGGCGGCGACGTAATCACTACGTTCGCCTTCTGCCCGTCGAACAACCGCGCGCGCGTCCCATAATCGCGGCAGTCTCCGCAAATCAGCCGGTGCTTTCCGATCAACCAAACGTCTCCAGCACGCGTAACCGGGTCCGTCGGCGCTTCGGGGATCTCTTCTTCCGCCGCCGCAGGGGTCTCTGTCGCAGGCTCGGTGTCTGCCAGGAGCTTGGCCAGTTCCTCCTCGGAGAAGCCCAGCAGATCGAGCCGCCAATCGGCGCCTTGCAGTTCCCCGAGTTCCGCCGCCAGCGTATCTTCGTCCCACCCGGCGTTCTCACTGATTCGGTTGTCCGCGAGTATGTACGCACGCTTCTGCGTCTCGCTGAGGTGATCGAGCACGACCACCGGCACGTGCCCCAGCCGCAACTTCCGCGCGGCCAACAGGCGGCCGTGGCCGGCGATGATCCCGGCGTTGGTGTCCACCAGGACCGGATTGTTGAACCCGAACTCCACGATGCTCGCCGCAATCTGGGCAATCTGATCGTCGGAATGCGTCCGTGCATTCCTGGCGTACGGCACCAGCCGCTCAACGGGCCACAGTTCGATTTGCCGCGCCATCGCGGGCGTGAAAGTTGACGGAGTCACGACTCAAACACGCAGCCTGTCGTGGCGCTCTCTGCGACTTCGATCATGGTCAATGCTGGCAGCATCGGCTTGATCCGCTTATATATCCAAGGCGCTAAGTGCTCAGTGGTGGGATTGTCGAGACCTGGCACGTCATTAAGGAGGCAGTGATCCAATATCCCCAGAACGGGACGGACCGCCGCAGCGATGTCGGCGTAGTCTACAATCCAGCCTCGCTCATCGACGGGCCCACCACACCATACCCGGATCCGGTAAGTGTGCCCGTGCAGTCGCTTGCACTTGTGCCCGTCATCGACTAGTGGGAGGAAGTGGGCCGAGTCGAACGTGAAATCCTTGTAGATCTTCAGCATGCAAAAAGGTCCCATTGATCTGGAATACCTGCCCATACGGCTGCAGACTGTCGACTTTCGTAAGAGTCGATCAGCACCAAGGCCTTTACAAGACTACTGGCTGACCTGTAGGCGCCACCCCAGTTCGTTGTACCGACACCCCGGCTAACGCCGGCGGAATCGGCCGATGACAGCGGTAGATACTCGTACAGCGACGGCCGAAGCATTCGAAGACCGTGGAGTCTGCTGATTGGTCTGCCGTTGTCGCATATGGCTTCCATTGCTTGTGCCATTCGTTGCCACCATCGAGCAGTGCCCGGCACAGAGTACTTTCCACTGCTGCCGAGCGCGACTCGTTGCCACGAAGCACACAATCTGCGAAGTCGTTCGCGTGACTCGTGCAGATGCCAGACAGGAACGCCTACGTGGTGCGCGAGCGGCCACCTTGCGATGAGTTCATCGTTCTGCGCCTCGGGGCCGTCGATCACATCGGGGATTACTGCCCAATCAAAACCGGGGTGTCGCATCCATTCCTCGACCCACGCGTAATATTTCTCCCAATCGATGGCAACGCCCTGCTTCCACATAGAAAACGCTCCGTTATCCAGGGCGAACGACTGGCCGACTTCGGAGGCGATCGGCAACTGCCCAGCGTCGGCGAAGCTGACCAACGCGTGCCTGCGCCTCCAGATCTCGACGGCGACTTGCTGAGTCGAATGCCGCCCGCCGTGGTAATGAATCATGAACCTTCGCCGGGAGTAGCCGTCAGACGGCGCAGATTCCCGCGCACTCAGCAGTCCAGTTCAGCCCAAGATGATATTGGCGCTGGTCTGGATCGCCGAGTTTGACATTGTCAAGTGGGCCGCAACTCCGATGCCTCGCACCGAGGTTGGGGACGCGCCGATCTTTATCCACGAATGCTGTCCACCATCTGAATTCGGCGGCCGATCCACCGCATCACCGGCACCGCCATCGAGTTTCCAATCGCCCGGTACCGGGGACCGTCGGCGGCCGGCTTTCCGCGATATGGGATCAACGTGTAATCGTCCGGCATTCCTTGCAGCCGCTCGCACTCACGTGGGGTTAATCGCCTGACGGCCAGGGGTCCGCCGACCGCGAGCAGTGGTGCGCCGTCGCCCCGTCCAGTGCCGCCGGACTGCGCCTTGAGCGGCGGCACAACTTCCGATAGACTGCCCCGCCCGTTTCGCGCCACTCGACTCTCGAAGCACACCGCGACTTGGCCGCCCGCGTTCGCATGGCTTCGATCGTGAGGCATCGCGCGGAGCGTCGGGGCGAGTGGACCGGCGTCGGCTCCGTGGTCTTTCGCGGAGAACGCCGTCACCAGTGTCTCCGTCTCATAATCGATCCGGTGCATGCCGCCCCCATTCAGACAGTGCGAGATATTGCCCGTCGAAGCGACCAGATGCTCGTGCGATTCCTGTTTGCGTGCCCGGAGCGTGCCCGCTCCTTCGTGCCAGTAGCCACCGCCTGTGGTGTGGTGCACTGCGACTACCGGATCCTGCCCTCGCGAATCGCCATTTCGTTCGACTCCCCGCCCACTTCGTGTAAGGCTTGGCGCAAGATCGTGGGTAATTCCTTCCCCCGTCTGGCGGCGCGCCGGAGTATGCCGGCACAGGCCTTCGCGCTCAAGAAGTACCGCTGCGGAACGCCGCCAGTCTCCAAGATGTCCGACAACGAAGACGCGACGGCGCCGCTGGGGCACTCCAAAGAACTGAGCGTCCAGCACTCGCCAAGCGCAACCATACCCGAGTTCCGCCAGTGCCCCGACGATGGAGCCGAAGTCCCGGCCGCCGTTCGAGGACAGAACACCGGGGACGTTTTCCCAGACGATCCAGCGAGGCCGCAGTCGGCCAGCAAGCCGGCAAAACTCGATGGCCAGGTTGCCACGCGCATCTTCCAGGCCGCGACGTCTTCCGGCGAGGGAGAAGGACTGGCAGGGAGTTCCTCCGGCCAGAACGTCGATTTGACCGCGCCCTCCATCGATTGCTGTGAAGTCGCCAAGGTTCTCAACGCCCGGGTACCGATGCGACAGCAGCGCGGAGCAAAAAGGATCGATCTCGGCAAACCATGCTGGCCGGAAGCCCAGCGGCTCCCAGGCCACGGTCACAGCCTCAATGCCCGAACACACGCTACCGTAAGTCAAAGAAATCCAAGCTCGCGTGTTGCCAGGTGGCTCCGGGGAGGGGTGACAACCCGAAGTGACAACCTGCTTAAACCCATGTGACTAGGCAAACTGCGCAACATTTCAAGCCGCGGCCGCCGATGCCCGATCAGGTCCCTGAATTGCTGCGGGCTACCTCGACATGCCGTTTACGAATGCGCGCCGCGATCTTCAGCGCCGTCTGCTGCGCCACCGTCGCCCCTACTCCGCGGCATCGCTCGGCTTCGTCCTCCGCAATCTCCAGGCAGACGGCCTTTGCCGCCCCGATCGCCTGGTCGCGGGTCTCGGTAAGTGCGACCCGCAGGATCTCGGTCAGGCTTTCGGCGTTGTCCCTCGTGGGTAGGTCGAGCGTCCTGCAAACGCGCTCCACAAGGATCTCGGGTGTGATCACGTCTGGCATGGCGTGGGTCCTTTCATCGGCTCGCTCTTCTCCTTCGTCATGCGCCGCGAGTTGCGGTTGCGGAGCACGGCCATCGCGTTCCTCACGTCGCGCCCGAACGGCCATCCGGACCATGCCGGGATGAGTCCGCGCTCCTTCGCAACGTGCCGACCGCCGATGGACCTCTTTGTCATGACTCCTGTCCTTCCGCCACGAGGTCGTCCACGTCACCCGTAGCACCGCAGGCACGACACTGAAACCTCTCACCGGTATCGCGATAGCCCGTCTGCTGGCAGACCCCGAAGTCGTACTCGTGGACGGCGACGGCGTCGCTCAGGCATTCGGGGCAGCGCATGCGTGTTCAAACTGACTGCGGAATTTCCGCAGTCGTTTTGGTCACCGGCGTCAGAGCCCCTGCGTTGCCAGGAACGTGTGCCTGCTGGCGCCCTTCCGTCGGCCGATTCC